CGGTCGAAAATGCCCCACAAGGGGCAAAATAAGCTCCCGGAGCAAGCAGCACTTGTGCGCTTGTCCCGGGGGCAAGAGGGCGCGAATTGCGCCCCAAAGACAGTACCCTTCTTGATGTAACTGTCCGGACTGACACAAGTCAGTCCAAAACGACTAAAAGGAGTAAAAATAAATAAAAAATTGCTTGCAATTAAAAATAAAAGGTGTAATATAAAAAGTATGGAAACTTATAAACCATACTACGTTAAAAATAGAGAGGTGGAAGTAATGGTCGCACCAACAGTAAATATAAACGGTGAAGTATTTACAATAGATGCAATACAAAATGCGTATCTGGTAATTAAATATTTAAATATTACAGACGCAACCAGGTGTAAAGTGTTAGAACAGCTCAAACTTGAAATGGTACGAGCCCGGGAAATTGACTTATTCGAGGATTAAATTATGCGTAGACGCAGGATGACAAATCGTAAATCAAAACGGCTCTTTCGTCGCACCGGGTCCGGTGCTCACAAAAAGAACTTTCGCGCCTCCCCGATGCGTGGTGGCATTAGGCTGTGATGTACAGTGCCATGCTACAGCCCCCTAAATGGCTACAAGGCTCGCCACTTAAACGCCTCAGGCAAGCGTTCTATCGTTTTCAATACGAAAGACGGATACGTAGACATGCCCGTGCAGCTGCCCTGCGGCCAATGCGTAGGATGCAGGCTCGAACGCAGTCGACAATGGGCGCTGCGTTGCGTGCACGAAAACAGCCTCCACACGGAAAGCCAATTTATAACGCTAACCTACAACGAGGAGAATCTTCCAAAACATGGTGGACTCGTAAAGCCCCACTTTCAAAACTTCATAAAGAGGTACAGGCAACACCTCATCAGGAATGAGCGAGGACAAAAAATCCGCTATTACATGTGCGGTGAGTACGGCGACGAGAATCTTCGCCCCCATTATCACGCGCTTATATTCGGACATAACTTTCCCGATAAGAAATTTTTCAGAAAAACCGATACAGGGCACGATCTATATACTTCTGATATTCTCGATAATCTATGGACACACGGATTTTGTAACATTGGCGAGGTCACTTTTGAGACTGCT